GGTCGCAACTACAAGATCATGAATGATTCGGGGTGGGGCGACATCGTAGAAACGGAAGCAGTCAAGTCAAAGGCACGAATGGATACTCTCCGCCAGACAATGGAGAGCATTGATCCCGACAATGTGTTTCGGGCACGATTTGAGAAGGAGATGAAGCGATGAGCGACTTGGAACTTCACAGATACATTCGGGATGCAGTGGAATCATTCGTTGATCCACAGGAAGATGAAGAACCAGATCCATTGTCTATTGAATTGGAAAGGAAGATCGTCATTTGGATCACGCTTGGTGGTCCGAATGTTTGGATTGAGATTCCAATTGATAGCGGCAGCGCAGTAATTCATGGGGCTTGGGGAAGCCAGCGTGCAGAGTACACGCTATCGCATGATGAAGAGCGTGCCGTATTGGAAACGCTCGGCATCTACGATGTTGAGGAATACGCCAAATACATTGGCGCTAATTGAGGAGGGGACATGGACAAAAAGATTGCACAAGACATCATTGATGCTATTGAAGCAGGGCTTCAAGCAGGGAACGATGCGATCCCTGAACACATGGTTGTAGTTGATACGCAAAGCAACCAGACTTGGAGCGTGCCCGAAGGACCATGCGGGTTTGCATGGATTGAATTCAAAGGCAACACCAAGTTTGCGCGAGTCGTCAAGCAAATCTTTGAAGGACGGCGCAACGAATTCGTCATGTATGGCAATGCGTATCCAACAGGCAAGCACCTGTGGATCACGGCATTCGGTCAGTCATACGATAGGAAGTCGGCTATGGCAGGAGCGATGATGAAACTTCTTCGTGATCGTGGATACTCCGATGTCTATGCCAATGGGAGGCTAGACTGATGAGCAAGATTGAAGAGTCCGTAGATTTCTGGATGGAAAACTACGGGTCAATCGGGATACTCCGCCCGTATTCGGAGCGAGCAAAGGAGTGGCTAGATGAGCGTCGTCTAGAATCACAGGAAGGAATCGCCGAGTACCAGTTTGGTATGGGCGGTCTTGTTGTTGAGCCAAGGTACATGAATGACCTTGCGCTGCAGTTGAGTGACGAGGGATACCTCGTCGGATAGGAGGATAAATGACTTACTTCCAAGGGGATTACTCACCATCAGAGATTGCATCAGATCTTGAAGATGCAAAGCGCAACATTGAAGATGCCATCTCTTCGCTGTACGACTTTGAAGATGCGGACGACCGCATCGCAGAAGAGGCAGCAGAGCAGGCGCAGAACTTCAAGCAGGAAGTTCTAGAAACAGCGCAATCGTTGTCGGAACTGACGACCAAGATGCTGTCTTGGGTTGACGATGACAGCGACCTGTATCAAATCCGCAAGGCGGCGGAGTACATCGTTGAGTTGCTTGACTCGTCGGATAAGGCTCCATGGACTAGCAAGTATTCGTTGCAGCGCAGGATTACTTCCGCCCTGCACGATCTCAACGAGGCACGCAAGAAGGAGATCTGGGATCACGAGAATCCACAGACTCCAGAACAGCCTGAGTAGATAGTGATTGCCGTATTGCTTGCGGCATCCCTAGCGTTCGCCCCCGTGTCGCCAATTGGTGGCACGGGGCGAGCGACTTGGTATGACGCAACGAAGAACAACGCTTGGTACACACTGGGTGGCAACAGGATGTACGGAGCAGTGGGAGATTGGAAATGGGGCAATGTCCCCTATGATGTGATCGTGACGAATGTTCAGAATGGCAAGAGCATTCGCATCGTGATCACGGACTATTGCCACGCTTGCAAGCAGGGTAGAAACCTGATAGACTTGTCGCCTCAAGCGTTCAAAGCGCTTGGCGTTCCGCTATGGCGGGGCGTACAATGGGTGACGATTAGCAAAGGAGGACAAAATGGTACAACTGAAGCCGTACTTCGTGGAGATCGGGGTATCTGTCTGCACTTGGGTGCAGGTCTATGCCAAAGATGAGCACGATGCAGCAGGACTAGCAGATGCTGTCGCTTCCAATCTTGATGTCAAGTTTATCTCGCAGATAATTGACCACATTGATGAAGGCGACTACACCTGTGAGCCACACGAAACGCGTGAGGCAAAGAAAGATGAAGAGTTCAGCAAATCCATCCTGACAATCAAGCAGATTGAGGCAGACGAATGCTACGAGTGCGGTCGCCCATCAAGCGAATGCTCGTTCGGAGGATACGAAGTACTATTAGATGAGTAATCAGGACAAGCGGGACTGGCTCATCATCAAAGCCAGTATCGTTATCGTGATTGTATTAGCGATGTTGAGGTAGGCATGGAAGAATGGATCTGTCCAGATTGTTCTGGTGATGCACCAGACTTAGACTGGGGTGAGTTCCCGCATGGTGCAGTTTGCTGCATGTGTATCGTGGAATACTTTGAGCCGTGGTGCGAAGCCGTAGCAGGCAACGACGGCAATGGATTTTGTAGTGATTGCATATCACTTGGCAACATGAGTTTGGAGGATCAATATGAAAATCAATAGCATTACTCTAACCAATGAGGACGCAGCCGACATTGTGCACACAGCAATTGAAGGCGGCACTAACTACTGGGCTGAATGTCAAAACTACAATTGGCAGGAATGGTACGATGCCGATGATAAGGTCAAGGATCTTCCCGATGACTATGTGTTCGTAGAGATTCGGGAAGACGATACCCTTGTAGATCCAGAACGATTCAGTCAGCAGTGGATGCCAATTACCAAGCACAACTTGGAGAAGGGTGTCATCATGTTGATTGAGAATATGCCTCACCTTATCTTCGGTGTTAGCCATCGTGGGGATGGAGATGTAGAGTTTGACTTTGACGCTACATCCTGCGATGTTATCTTCCAGTACGCAGTGTTCGGGGAGGTTATTTATGGATGAGATCAAGTATATCAATGACGAGATGATCAACCCACTTATTGGATGGACCGTGACAGGCGGAGTAATTGATAGCAACATCACCAAAGGATGGGGGCAGCCTTTTCCTATCCTGATCTTTGAGAAGGATGGAGAGAAAAGGTATGTCACGATCACTGCGGATGACGAATGGAACGAAGGGGGAAGGATCATGATTGATGGCGACTAGGAAGATTGGCATTTGCTATGTGCCAGTGCTGCTCTCGTTCAATTACGAAGCAGACGCAGAAGAAGATGCGCAGATTCTTATGAAAGAACTCTTGCTTGAACTATTCGCTGAATGGGAAGGCACGGAGATGGAGTATGGGTCTATGATCGCAGCGTTTGGATCCCTTGATTGGCTCAGGGGTAGTTACCTAGATCAAGTACAGGAGGTAGCAATTGACAGCACTGAGAGCGGCGGAGAAGAGCAAGCGGAAGACTCTTAAGGGTCTTGTTGCTCAGGCTGCCGAGAAATTTGAGCGAGCAATAAAGGACTGCTCTGTTCATGGCGACGGAGCATTTGAATGTGAATGCGAGAAGGCTGCCTACGAATACGACTACGTATTCCAGGAGTTGCGCATGACTGATGGCGACTCTGCCAAGTACGGAAGGCTGCCGAAACACAAGAAGCGCAGGAAGAACTATCATCCTGTGCATGCTGCGCCGCACTTCGTCAAGCCAGAACTTGCCGAACTAGCGGACAAGATGTATGGGAAGGCGACTGCGCTGAACCATAATGTTGAGGTAGTATGGGATGATGAATGTTGTGCTGCGATGTACTGCCCTGAATGCGACAGGTGGGGGCACACAATGTTTGATTATCTCGGTGACCCAATAGGAGAGGAGGTGGAAGGAGTATTGTTTGAGAAAGAGTGTGGGGCATAGTGTGGTATAATGATACCCTTATATACCCTATATATCTTATTCTTATATACTAGTACTAGAGAGGACAAAGATGGACAAGATGCTACCGAGGGCAGACCAAGCGGAAGAAGCCGTCATTGGTTCCGTCCTTATTGATTCAGAATGCGTAGACCTATGTGTGTCTATCCTTACGTCATCCAGTTTCGGCAAGCCTGAGCATGCCAAACTCTGGAAGGCGATTGAGGATCTGCATAAGAAAGGCATGGCGATTGATCCACTCACCGTCAATGATGAGGTGGGCGACGGCTATGCCACGCTGTTGCATGACATCCTAGATCGGACTCCGCATTCTGCCAACGTAGAAACATACGTCAAGATGGTTGATGATGCTGCGACTCGTCGCATGATCATCAGCACTGCTGCCAAGGTTGCAGAGATCGGCTATCAAGGGATGAATGCCGACGAAGCACTCAACGCAGTGGAGTCTGCAGTCATGAAGATCAGGGCGGCACGCTCGCTCAATACATTTGATGACATGCAGCATCTCGTGACGGCAACGCTCAATGCAAAGCGCAAGCATGGGATCTATTCTGGCATCACGCCACTGGACAAGATGACTGGTGGCTGGCAGAACTCTGACCTCGTGATTGTGGCAGCGCGTCCGAGCGTAGGCAAGACAGCACTGGCAGTGAACCTTGCAACGGAGGCTGCCATCAAGCAGGGCAAGCACGTTGCGATCTTCTCACTGGAAATGTCTGGCGAGCAGATCACTGCACGCATGTTGTCTGACATTAGCAAGATAGATCTCAAGAAGATTCGCGATGGAGGCTTGGACTTGGAAGAGGGCAAGCGCCTTAGCGACGCAGCGGATCGTGTGCGTCAGTCCAACATCTGGATTGACGACAGCGCAACGCTGACACCATTGGACATTCGTGCCCGATGCCGACGACTCCGCAAGGAGATCGGCTTGGACATGGTGATCGTTGACTATCTCCAGTTGCTTCAGTCCAATAGGCAATCGCATGATGCCAACAGGGTTATGGAGACAAGCGAGATTAGTAGAAGTCTGAAGGCAGTGGCTCGCGAGTTTGACGTGCCAGTCATTGCGCTCTCTCAGTTGAGCAGGCAATCGGAGTATCGTGAGGGTGGTGAGCCACGCCTCTCTGATCTTCGTGACTCTGGCTCCATTGAGCAGGATGCTGACATTGTACTCATGCTCTGGCGACCAAAAACCTCGGAGGAAGAATCGTACTTTGATACGGTCAACTTCAAGGTAGCCAAGCATCGTAACGGACCTATCGGTGACTTCTCGCTGATGTTCCGTCGGGCAACCACATCATTTAGGGAGGACGCATGAACACCGTATTGGATGCAATGAACCTCTCGCTTCGCAAGAAGCAGGAGGTCGGTCGCCCAAGCAAAGCGTTTTGGCGTGGCTCGCTCATGGGCGGCTGCCTCAGGGCGCACTGGTATGATAGTACTGGCGTGGAGGGGAAACCTTTTGACGACGGCACCCTGCGACTCTTTGAGCGTGGGCATGTCGTGTCGGACACGGTGAACAAACTCCTCGCCAGTAGCCCCGCATTTACATCTTTTGAGTCGGAGGTTCCCGTTACGCTTGAGCGATGGAACTTTGCTGGCAACATTGATGCGGTAGTGAAGTGGGCAGGCACTGGGCATGTAGAGATCCTTGAGTACAAGAGCGTCAGGCAGAGGGCGCTGTCGTACCTCAAAGAAGTAAAACCTGAGCATGCGATTCAGGCGGCGCTGTATTCTAATGCCCTAACCATTCAGCGGGTAGCCCAACAGAGGATCCCTGCTCGTGTGGTATACTTCTCTGCAGACGACCTTGAGACGAGGGAGTTCCCGCTAGAGGACTACTGGTATGAAAAGGCGTGGCGAGTACTAGATGTTGCTCGCATATTTAAGGACCGCAACAGGATGCCACCGAGGATTCCTGGGGCGACCGAAGGACGTAAGTATCCATGTGGATACTGCAAGTTCCAGACCGTGTGTCTGGGAGAGGAGAGGACAAATGGCAAGTAGTTCCATTCACAAGAAACTGTCAGAAGTTCTGACGGCTGTCGGCTACATTGAGAAGTCTGGGACGAATCAGTCCCAAGGCTACAAGTATGTGATGGCAGCGCAGGTGGCAGACAAGGTGCGAGAAGAGTTGTCCAAGCGTGGACTGTCTATCGTACCTGCGAATGTTGACGTGATTGAATCCACGCAGACAATCAGTGGCAAGCAGTCGCTTGTGACGCTAAAGGTAACGTGGCGCATCACGGACAGCGAGACTGGCGAGTTCGTAGAGTTCCAGTCCATCGGATCAGGTTCCGATAGCACCGACAAAGGTGTGTACAAAGCACAGACTGGCGCACTCAAGTACGGACTTTTGATGGGGTTCCTCATCCCTACGGGTGATGATCCAGAGAATGAAGGCGGCGACCGATTGGTTGAGGCTGCCAAGAAGATCTTTGCTGAAGACAAGCCAGCACCAAAGAAAGCGCAGGCGTTTGACCCTGGCGCTATTGAGTTCTAAGAAGGAGGATACCAATGGACCGTATTGATATTTGGGTGAGCGACAAGAAAGCACCGACCCGCAAGGTCACGAAGAACGGCACGAATGTCATGGAGTTCTATGGCTCGTGGCAGTCAGAGTCCTACGACGCATGGCTTGCCGCAGGCAAGACAGGTGCAGCACCAGAGCGGTATGTGTATGTCAATGTCAGCGTCTTTGACGAAGGCTTGATGGCACATGTGGAGAAGATCTACGCGAAGGTCACTTCGGCAGAGACGCGCGACCCTCGTCCTCACGCACACTTGATTGGCAAGTGGCGACAAGGTGGCACACGAGAAGTCAACGGCAAGTCGTATGCAGATTTCACTGCGAACGAAGTGTCGCCGCTTCTCTTCCACGCAAAGAACATCGGCGCATAAATGGATGCCCGAAAGGGACGACTCAATCGCGCAAGAGGGATATCTTTTGAGCGCGAGATTGCCAAAGCAATTGGTGGTCGTCGCACAGGGATGTACGGCGGCAAGGACGATGTAGCCAGTGGGGAAATTGTTGCACAGACCAAGTGTGGGAAAATGTTTCCTGAACGCTTGTGGAATTGGCTCACGTCCGTGCCTGCCAAAGCAGACCAGACGAAGGCTCTCGTAATCGGTGATGCCCCAGGCGCTGGGACAAAGCGACGAGTGTTGATCGTCATGGAGTTTGATGAGTTCAAGAGGAGATATATAGATGCCACCAAAGAGGACTGAGATTCAGGATGTCACAACAGACTGGCTTAGAGCATTTGTCTTTCACATCTCAGTGATACGAGAGGCACGAGGGCTGGAAGGCAAACCAGATTACACAAAGGAGATTGAGCATGAAGTTGTTCGGCAGGCTCTTGAAGCGGCTGAAGTCACCATGGGAAAGGTCAGGTATCCATAATGGCAACAAATCCAGACAGCGTGGAACGAGATCCAACGCCTATTCAGAAAGTTATTACGAAGACGGTGAATACGTTTTCTTCGTCCAGACGGATAGTCCTGCTGGGCATTATTGCCGCCATCACAAGCACAGCCCAAGACCCTCTGGGTCTGGTCGGGTCTGGCTTGATCGCAGCGTACGCAGCAATGGGGGCACGAAAGTGATTCGCGACTATCAAGAGTTTGTGAATAAAACAAGTGGAGCATATAAGGAGTTGACACGTGACGATGGCAGAATTGCGGCTGCTGCTCTGGGTCTCGTTGGAGAGGCGGGAGAGGCGGC